GACGGCAACGCCCTGCTCTTTATACCTTAACTCCTCAGTCTTGGCTTGCATCCGCTGCATTGTAGCCTGCGCCGCGTACCCCCTCGCCTCGGCCTTACCGGCCTGCAAGGTTGTGACGACTGAACCAGCAAGTAAAATATATGGGATCGCCTGTGCCATCTTATTGTCCTACACTAACTTTATAATCAATGCCAAGCAGCGTCATTTTTAATGGCACGTCTTGACCGATTGTGATTTGACCATCGTAAGTATACCCTAAAATGCCGTGCAATGTCTTTAGTCCAGTAAACTCCTGCACTGAACTGTCAAGAACATTTGTGCCAAAGTTTCTAAATGACACAGATTTGCCGTCAATCGTTAATGATTGCGTGGCAAACAATTCGGCATTTACCTCAAAGATACGCTTCTTAAATCCCTTGAGCGACCCGCTGGCAAGGTTAGGCTCAACCGGCAGCGTCTTGATCTCCGGCGTAAAGTTCAGCCCAACCTCATAGCTGGCAGTGGCTGGCCGGGCAAACGTCACAGTGTAAGGTGACGCCGGTACAACTTGCTGCGGCTCGTGGACGCCATCGCGGATAATGTCAATCGTCTTGCCCTGAAGATGCGTCACATTGACTGAGCTTGCCGCGCCGCCGACCAATGCACAATCAACCAGAACATCTGGGTCAAATAGCTCAACATAATAAACAGCCGCGCCATTTACTGTGCGTTTGACCACAGTGTAAATGTCATCAACATCAACACCAATGCTTACATACTCGCCGTCTGTCGTCCACTCTGACGGCGCAATTACGTTCTGGCTGCGTAGCAAAGTATAGCAGGCAATTGAGCCGTCATCGCCATTAACGATCATCAGCCGGTCACCCTCATCAGTTGACGTGGCGACACGCACCGCCATCTCCTCTGGCGACTTTAGCAGATGCGATGATAGCAACGAAATCTTGGCTGACGTGTAAGCCTGCACCGTATCACTGAACAGGAACTCTTGCAGTGCCTTGCCCTGACGCTGAACAAACAGGGTCGAGCCATCCACATTCTGCAAGCGGATGCCCGGTTTCATGCCAAAGGCTGTCTGTTTCTTAACAATTAGATTGCTTGGCGTGATTGGCGTGTCTAGCGTTTGCGGCACATAGAACTCAGCGCCTGTCGTAAAGACCTGCAAGTGACGGCCAGAGTAAAGGTCAACAATTGCGTTAAATGTTCCGGTGTCTAATGTCGCCTCAACTGAGTCATCGTCAAGCGCCTCATTTGGGCTAAAGTCAAAGAATACCGAAACCTTTGATCCCCAAATAGTTGATGGCCGAGCCTTGCTGCCGCCAAAGTATAGTCGCCCCTCGTGAAATGTCACGCTGCGAGGCCAGCCGCGTGTCGCCGACCACACATCCTCATAGCCGTGTTCAGTCTCAAAGTTACCGGCAGTAATGGCAGAGGTGTCAAAGAATGGCGTTTCAGTAAATGCTTTGACCTCTGTGTCACTGACAAACTCAACGACACGCGCACGTCCAAAGCCATTCTTTTCCACAACATATTCATCCACCATAGCTGCGCCAAATGCTTTTACCTTGTAGCTGCTTGCCGCAGTTGGTTGAACATCCCACGCTGGCGTAACTGTCGCAACTTTAGTAGCCGCAACATAGCTCTCAATGTGGCGCGATTGACCAACGCCGGGGCCAGACGTGATCAAAATAAAAAAGCCAGAACAAGCATCATCAGTAGTATATGAGGTCGCTGCCTTTAATGTAATTGTGTCAGCGCCGCCAGCCTGCGCATTGCCAGTGTCTGTTGTTACTGATGATGCGGTTAGGGTGATATTGCCACTAGCAGCACTCGGCGTAATTGTGTAATCCGGCTCATGTGTGTCAAATAGAAACGCATATTTGGGGATGTAATTAAACGCGATAACACTGGCAGTCCAATCGCTGTCAGTCGCGCCGCGCACAATCTTGACAGGCTCTAAATCCTCATGCACGACAATCACAGTGTCGGCTGACTGCACCCAATTCATTTCTGGCAGGATTGCGCTTGTTAGGCTGGCGACAGTCAAATAGTCATTGCCGCTGCCGTTGATGTTGGTGATTAACGCGCCATCCTTAAACACATACATTTTGCCGGGCGTGAACACCAGCATATAGCTGTCGGCGATACTAAACTCAAACGACACCATCCGCACCGCGTCAGCAGCGCCGCTGTCTAATGCCGTGATAAACTTACTGCCGTCACGCCGCTTTGCGCCGCCCTGCGGCTGCACTGTAATGTTGCGCGCTGTAGACAGGCCAGACTTGTACTGAGCCAAATCAGTACGCGCTCTCAGCTTCGGATCAAGCTCGCCAGCCGTGAAATCATTTTGTATCTGAATGATCCGGCTCATGCTAGAACCTTATGTCTGAGATCGGAAACTCTTGGATTTGTTGCGCTGGTCTGTCAGCGCCGTCAATGTTGATGGCTACGCGCACCAGACCGCCGCGCATATTCTCAGCGGCTGAACCGTATGCCTTTGTGTGATAATATTCTGCTTTTGTGATCTGATCTGTAATTGGCTCGGCAAACTCTGATGCCAGTGCCGTCTTTAACAAACGCACAAAGTATGGCGGGAATAGGGCAGGCTCTGGCCGGAACTGGTAGTCGATCCAGATTTCTTCGTAATCAGAGAAAATGCCGCCGCTGTAAATCTCGAACTCGCGCACTGATCTCGCGCCGACATTGCCATTATTAAATACGGCCTTTGGGTTACCAAGAATATCGCCGGGCAGAGTAAAGTTATATTTCCATTCGTTGATCGGGGCAGCGACAAGACGCGCCAGCTTTACTTTTTTGACCGACCAAGAGTAAGCATATTGCATTAGAAGAGTGTCGCGCACATCACCATAAAGACGATCTGCGACTTGCGCCTCATCAGTGCCATCGGCAAATGATGAGAGCGGAGCCGCCCCAAGCATAATTAGTGCTTCAGAACATATTGATAGTTTGGTATCACCAGCCGCCATCGAGCCACTCCAAGAATAGAGAAAGAGGGGCTGGTTGCCCAGCCCCGCTCAAAGTTAGTCAGCGTCAGCGACTGAAACAGCCGTGCCGTCTGATACGTCAACAACACCAGCGGCATTTGACAGAACAACAACGATTGACATTGTTGGTGTCGCGCTGTCGTGAACAAAGATCACATCGCCGACTGCCACTGTGTCTGACAAGTCATTGAAATAACCTTCGGTGTTCACAGTCGCAATCGCGTCTGCTGATGTGTAGGTGTACATTGATGGTGCGTTGCCTTTTTTAGCTGCACCGATCACATTCCATCCTGCTGAAGAGAAAGCCATTAGTTAATCTCCTTTCTATTCAGTACAAGAAATGGCAACGATACCTTCGGCATCAATGGCAACCGCGCCTGCGGAGAACATTGAAGACACAAGGAACGATGTCTTTTCTGGGACGTAGTTGATCTCAGACTTTTGGTTCATGCCGATACCAACGCCGACTGCATCGCGATGGAACGCAAAGCATGTGCGAGTTGATGGAAGCGGCAAGCCGCCTTCGTCACGATCACCAAGTGTCACGAACTTGAAGCCCATAAAGGTGTCAATGTCACCCTGCACAAGAGCTTTGACTGATGCAAAGTCTGCACTGGTAACCTGAGTCTCACCCAAAAGGCCAGCAAGGGTGTTGGCGTGGATGAGCATACAACGCCCTTCCATTGGTACGTTACCGGCATCGAGCAGCTTCTTAGCTTCAATCAGCTTCTCAATGTTCATGTTTGTACCAGCACCACCGATTGATGTCGCAACAGTCAGTGATGTGCCTGATGCTGTAAGGGCATCAATGGTCAACTGATCCATCCGGCGACCGATAGCGGCACCAACGACTTGCACCAATTCACGGCGCTCGTCAAAGTTCACCTTCTGCTGTGAGAAGATATCTGAGTATTCAGCAGCAATGTAATCTGACATTGTGGCTGTAACTTGTGAGTAAGTCACATTCAATGGAGTTACATCAGTCTGCGGAACACGAACAGTTGCGGTGCCTTTTCCGATCTTCGGAAACTTCACCTGATTGCCTTCGACATTTGTCCGCTCGCGAGTTAAGCCAGCCAGAGCGCGTGACGCTTGGTATGCCTGCTTAACCTCGGCATCGAACAACTGCACAAAAGCATTGGAAATGCCTACTGCCATTTTCCTGTTCCTTTGTAAAAGTTAAAACACGATTTGACGCCTAGCAGGTATCCTTTCGGGCTGCGGCTTGGGCATATACGCTACGCCCCCAAGCGTTTTGTAACAGGTCGAAAGCCGATTGTCTGTCAAGGGTGATTTTATAGAAAAATGCGACAGTTGTAAACAACTGCCGCACTTTGGTTAAATTGCCGAATATTCTTGGCTACCGTAGACCTGCTCAAACATTTTTTCGACCTTGGCGCGGTACGCCGGGTCGGTGTTATATTCGGGCTTGCCGACCATTGCCATCAGCTCCTCTTTAGATGGAGCGCCGTCAATCGGCCCAACATCAACAGGGATTGGCTTGTCGCCGTAGTAAGACCTGACTTTTTGCAGAGCGCGGATGCCTTGGGCTGTACCGCCCATAATCTTGAACTCTTCAAAGTCAGCCTCAGACCAGACGCCCTTGCGAACTAAGCCCTGCGCCCAGTCAGTCATTGACTTAATGGTTGCATCGGCGTTGTTGCCTAGCTTCTTATACTCTTCCTCAAAAGAAACTTGACCTTGTTCAGCCTCAAGCTGAGACATACTAATAAACTTAGTAGCCAAATCCTCAAACGCAGATTGGCTAATGCCGTTTTCCTTCGCCCAATCTCGATAAGTCGAGAAAAGCTCATCGTCATCACCAATGCCTGCATCCTTAAATACAGTGTCATCGTATTTTTCTGGAGCCTTGTGCTTGCCCTGCGAAAACTTTTTTTGCAGTTCGTTGTAAGATTTGACAAGATTTTCAAGGTCTGGCCCCTCTTCATCATTCCAAAATTTATCGGGGTACCAATCTGGTTTGGAAAGCTCAACCTCCTCACCCTCTTTGGCTACAGTCACATCATCAAGTGATGGCTCTGTGTCCGGTAGTTGATGGGAAATGGTTTGTTCTTCCTGCTGCTGGTTATCGTCGCCCTCGATTTGGGCTTCGGCCAACAGACCTTCGGTTTCGTTCATAACGACCTCGCTCTTTTCATACGCCGCTCAATTTCGCGAACCAGACTATTCTGGCCCTCGCGAGCAAAACCGTGGCTGGCATCTTCGCCGGGATACCACGTTGGCTGCTCGATTGTCAGTGATCGCAGATGGGTGAGCAGCTTTTGCCCATCGTCACTGCCAAAGACGCGCAGATAAAGACGATCAACGTCATCCTTATCCACCTGTTCCTTAAAATCAGGCTCTACAGAATGTAGGCCTTCCCATCCATCTGGGTTCATTTACTGTTCGCCGCCCTCTGGCAACGCCCCTTGTTGCGCCGCCATCTGTGCCATTTGTGCGGCCTGTTCCATCATCTGCTCACGCTCCATTGGAGTTGTGCGCAATTCGGCTGGCACACCGAGTTTGTCGGCGACATAATCTGCAATGCTGCCAGTCTTGACTGCCATCTGACCCTCTGGGCCAAGCGCTGATGACATCTGCACCCACTGCATAATTTTCTCAATGTCGCCCATATTCTGCGCCTGCGCAATCGGGCTGATTGGCGTGACCTTAACCTCAAGGCCATTGACGCGCAGTGGCATCTCGATCATGCCGCGCTCATCCATAACATAGAGGATGCGCCCGATCATCGGCACCATAGTCTCAGTAATTAAGCGACCAAAAGCGGAGCCGAGGTTCTGCGCCAGTTCTTTCATGCGCTCGGCAATCTCTGTCGCAGACCTCGCGCTCATATTGTCAGGCGGCAATGTGTCATCAAGCATGATCTTTTTAATATTCATGCGCAGATCGTTAATAATAATCTGAGACACATTGAAATCGCCAGAGCGCGGTAGCATCCGCAGGCTCTCACCTGACGGCCCGCCATTACGCGCCACTGGGATAATCGCGCCCGGCGCAATGCGGATTGTCTGCGGGTTTAGAACGCCATCATCAGCCGCCGTGTAAACACCGGCAATGGACAGGCTGGCGTTTTTCAGTAGCAACTCAAGCGTCTTATTCAGCGTCTTAATGTCTGGGATAGCCGTCACCAACGGCCCGCGACCGTAAACCTCGCCCGCCACTTTCATGTAACGCGCCACGATCCAAGGCGATGATTTCATGCGCCGCATCAATAGCTCGGCCTTACCCTCTGCCCAGATGACGTGATAACAGAAATCACCCTGATCTGGATCATATAAGGTAGCCTCGACAAGCTCGATTTCCTCTGTCGGCTTCTCGTCAATCATGCGCTGCATACGCTCTGGAATGTCAGCGTCAGACCAATGCTGCTTGATGGCCTCGCCCTTCAAGCGCATACGACGGTAGACGTTATCGACCTTGCCGTGCGCGCCTTCCTCGATGCTCACAAGATATTGCGGCACGGCAGTAAAGCGGATAGGCGTCAGGTCATCGCCGGGCTGGATCAACATCACGGCAGTGCCGACAGCAAGATCAAGCAGGAACTCGCCCATAGCCAGATCAAAATTAGACTGGCGCAACACGCTGAACATCTTGTCGTTATACATATCCAGCGCCATCTGCGCCTCTAGCTTACGCTCGTCTGGAATTTCTGGCCCCGGCTCTAAGCGGCACCATTGGCCGTATGGCGGGAATAAGCCAGACTGGATGCGATTGGCAAAGCGCTGCGTGGCGTTAATGGCGGTACTGTCGAACACGCGCACCATTTTATTCTGGCCGGGTGCGCCGCCGCCCTCGTAATAGCCATCATAGAGATTGCGCTGCGGCAGCGCGAACTCGTAGCAATCTTCGTAAATCTGACGCCAATTATCTTTGCGGCGCTGCGCGGCGTCGTGCCGCTTTAGGATTTGCTCAACACTATGCACTGGCTTGGTTCCTTTTGCTTATGGCTGCGGCCTTCTTTTTCGCGTCTGCCTTGGAACTCGCGCCCCAAGCGCGGAGTGACAAGAGCAGGCGCGTCGGCTCGCCATTCTTATATTCTGGCCCCGGCATCCCGCCCATACGCGCCAAGAAAGACGCGCGGCGCGGATTGTCGCCCGACTTGACTGGCCGCTTCAGGTTCATGCCCTCGGCCTTGGCAGAGCGACGCCCGGCATCGTTTAGACCGCCCTTCGGGTTTTGACCCGCCTTGCGTGTCCAAGCCGGGGAAGCCATTAACGACCGATCCGAACTGACGCTGTTCCGCTGGTGTAATCGCCGGTCTTGATGCCAGCGCGGTAAACAACGATAGGCTCACCATCATAACCGGCTGTCTCAATCGGCGCGGTAAATGTATCAACGTCGCGCCAAGTAGCGCCAGCGTCAAAGCTGCGCTGTACTGTTACCGTGCCGACAAATGTGCCGCTGATCGAAAAGCTAAAGTCGCCCTCGACATACAACCCATCGCTAAATGTGTTCTCAGCCGAAATGTCTTTTTCGACCAGACCTACGTTTTTATTCAATACAGCCATATCAACCTCGCGCCGCTCTCATGTTGTCAATCAAATTAGGGTAAGGCCGACCAGCCTTCTTAGCCGCCCTCATCGCGGAGCGTTTCTTTGCCGCACTAAGCTCTTTGGGTTTGCCCAAATCCTTTGGCCGCTTTTTATCCCAAACCTCTTTAGCCATCCTTCTTTGCCTTTCCGGCCTTCGACAATGCGATTGCAATGGCCTGCTTTTGCGTCCGACCTTCCTTCATCAGCATTTTGATGTTCTGGCCGACAGTCTTTTCAGATGTGCCTTTTTTAAGTGGCATAGCTTTTCTTCTTTGCCATTTTGGTTTTCATGCTGGCCTCAGTGACGCGACCACCAGTCTGCCGCGCATATTCCTTGGCCGCCTTCATGCCAGCCGCACTGTAAGCAAATGTGCGAGCCTTGCCATCTTTTGACACGACCTTCGGCATCTTATGCTCCTAATGTTGTCTGAACACCGGCCTCTGCGTCCTGACGCTCGCCGGATAATAGCATACGCTTGCCGCCTACGCGCCGCGCAGCCCTACGCGCTGCAATCGCCGCCATCTTTTGCGCTTCTTGTGCGTTAAGACGTTCTTCTTGACGCATTTGCGCGGCCTTCAATTCTGGATCAGGCGGGGGAGCTTTTGGAGTTCTGAGAATAGGAGCCATTAAAATACCTCGCATACATAACATAATCATTGCCATTGGGGCCATAATTACGCATTACGCCCTCTGGCGTGAATTTTAACGCATTAACCCAGTTCATTGCAAACGAATTATCGCAATCAACTACCATCTGCAATCTTTTTAATTGAAGAATTGTTGCAACCTTATTGAAGTATCGTAGCGCACCCCTTGTAAGTGATACAGGATGTGTTGCAACCTTATCAGTTGTTAGCATCCAACCCTCTGCCATACCCGGCCAATATTGAATAACGCCAAAGCAACAGGCTATTTTCCCGCCGACGATAGCCGTGCAAGATAGATCGTTTGCAGCGTAAGACTTTAGCCAGTTGGCATAATCAGGCACAGTGTCGAAATATTCCTTATCCATTGGCCTCAATTCAGCCATCATCGCGTGACCCCAGTGAAAAGGCACGATACTGACGCCATTATTGCTGGATAGGTCTCGGCGCCAATCAGAAAACATTGAAATCCATATTTGCGCTGAGTTGCTTGAACTGTTTGCTAAACTGGCTGTTTCGCGTGATGCTCCGCACCTCGCCAGCCCCAAGCATTAAATAACCAAATGCGTCGCCGACGTGCGAGTGCTGGTTTTTGTTCGGCACATCTCTAAACCGTTCCTGACCAGCGCCGACAGCCATACGCTTAAAGTGATAGCCGCCGGCCAGAGACTTACGAACTTTAGCGCAGGAACGATTAACCAGCAGCCCCGGCTTGCCGTCGATCAGCCTATTCATTGGCATAGCACCAGCTTCACGCCGAACCATAAAATCGTTGGTACTGGTTGGCCTAGCGTGTAGACCCATAGTGCGCAGATGCTCAAACGCCGTCACCTCAAATATCTCGTCGCGCTTAACGCCAGCAGGGTCGCCCCAGATCAGAATGTCCGACTTTGGAAAATGCTGCTGTATGTCAGCCAGCAAGTGA